GTAGATGATTATTAAGGTAGTGTAACAGTTTTTTGTAAGGATTCCACTGTCAAACCTGCCAGAACCCGTCTGGACTTAGCCTGAAGTGACAGGCAGATCGAGATAAAAGCTCGGGGAATCAATCATCCCGAGACTACAGAAACGCACCAAGTGAGGCAGTAGCGCCTTCACTGTCAACCTCAATTAAGAGGCTCGGATGTCAGAACAACCCTTGCCGCTTCTCAAGCTGGCTTCATCACCTTTTGCTGTTCAAAGTGATACGGGTGAAAATGAGCGGAAGAACAACGCTCTATACTACCTAATTTAACTTAGCACCAAAGCGCTACGTGTCTCGAGGACACGCGGGGTACTAAGGGCCCGAGGCTGGAACAAACCTCTAGGGCTAGATAACGATATTAACAAGCCTAAAAGACCGGTCTCTGGAACAAAGAGACTCAGCCGAAAACCGCTGAGGTAGACAACCTCAGTCAGCTTCCAAAAACAGTTATCTGATTTTTTGTAAGTAACTCTTCAGTCAATGCGCGCCTACAGGGTAGGGGGACTGAGAGAATTTTTAACTATGAACATCCACTGGTGATTTCACTCAGTGGGAAAACTAAACCACTGAACTTTGCAGAGTTCAGAGTTTAGGTTGGCAATAACGCAATATCCAGATTATTGCCAGCAGGCAGACAGCAAACCGGGCCAGGGGTCCGGATCCGCCTGAAGGACGCGGCCGTAACGCGTCCTGTTGCTGCTGTAAAGCAGCATCATCCAGCTTAAGCCGTGCTTGACGGCGTCGGGCATGTAAATTTCTCCATGCCTGTAATTCTCGATCTGTGTAAGCTGGGTTGAACTCCATAGGGCAACTTTTTCAATGGGGGCCTATCGTACAACTCCGCAAAATATTGTGGTGCAAAAGCCGCATCATCCATCATCAAGGATAGGGCATACGGGTTGTACATAACATAGAAGGCCTCAGCAACGCCTCGATAATCATAATGATTAACGTGACCGTGGAAAGAATAATCAAACTGTTCATCAAGTTGTTCACGCAGGCGTTTAGGAAGAGCGTCCCATGACTTGGGGACCCAATGCTTGAGCATTGTTGCTCTAGAGGCTATGTATTCCCGAACTACTGGCCAGTGACGGCCCCAAGACTGAAGTCCAGTAGTAATACTCCAGTTGAAATGAGGAATAGTAAACAACTTGGAGATTTTTCGGGAATGGTTTCCGGATAGAAGAGCACGCTCAATTCTACGGTTCAACAGCACGGTGTCATTATAAATCATACCATACTTTGAAAGAAAGTCTATGGTACCATCAGTGCTTTCGCGGTAGTCTTTGGCTACCTGCCCCAGTCCGTGAGTGACCGAGTCTTTGGTATCGACGACTGAACCATCGATGTAAGACTTCCAGAACTTCTGGCGGTATTGTGCCAAGCCCTGTCGAGGCACAAAACAAAGTACATCATCGCCAGCTACGAGTATTGAAGTTTGAACACGCGCTCGATACGCCACAAATCTGGCGTAGAGATAAACTCGTAGAGAGTTACCCAAGGTAGTCCTAGTTGGGTGACCTGAGAAGGTAGTACCCTGAATAGAACCCTCGACCACACGTACATATGAATTTCCTCTTTTCTGTGATATGTAGAAATTGGTCGAAACAGACTCAAGAATCTTCTGGTATTGGTTCATGAGTCCAGGGGGTAACGACACCAAGTGTGGCAAGACATGTGCGAAGGTCTTGCGAAAAAGATAACCATCAACGGCCTTGATGATTTCTTTATATTGGTGTCCATCGTGGTTCGATCCATCCCAAGTAACGGGGACTGGATCGGGTATGCGAGCATACTCTTGCTGTATTCGGTCACACAGTTGACCGGTGTTCAACCCAACAGCTAACCACGGGCGGCTTTGTAATCGCTTAAGATAATAAGCGTTAATGTAGGTACCAATAACTTTAACGGATCCGGAAGGGTTGAAGAGAAATCGTGGCTTGACTGTATCGCCAAATTGGAGTTCATTTGATTTCTGCATACACTCAGCAGTATGCTTAACGTTAAAGTCGGTCATGAATTGTTCCCATGCTTGGGTATAAAGGGCACGCTTTTTCGCTTTGTAACTGCGAAGGTGCTCCTCCATCGTATATTCAGCTGGATTCTGAAGGATAATAGGAATAATCTCCTCATCCATAACGCGCTGAGCAAACTTGGTAAACATCTTCAAATGGCTTGGTTTGAAGTTATGTTGATGACCGCATTGGCGGACAAAGAGCGCGTGTAAGGTATTTACGATGTTCTTTTTCATGACACTAGGAGTGGTACGGACAAAT